TTGGCTTTTCAACTCTTGCATATCCTGCAATAGAATTGAGCCGAACATAATATCAACCTGATCGCCAGTGAATAGAGGATTTTTTAGGGTAGGCTTCTGAATAGCGTTAATTTCGAGATCATACTTATCTGTCAACTCGATCTTTCCCCATGCATTTACCTGCACGTAACCTGAGTCAACTTTATCTCTCATCTCCTGGTTCATTGCAGGAGGTCTTCTATAAATCCCATTAGGATTAATTACTGCATAGCCCTTGGCTACATTCTCTTCACGAGAAAGCTTAGTGTTTTTCATAGCTACGACCTTATTCTGATTATGAGGTGGTAAACCTCTGTACGTATGGTTTGGGTTTGGTACTTGCAAAATTCTTTACTGTTTAGAAGCATCGGATAGAAACCCAAAGGGTCCATCAGCCAAAGCCAATGGACCCTAAACCATCGCACCCAGAAATGAGGAGCTATGTTTACTCTCTTCCGGAACCACCCTTGGAGAGTGCGAATCTATTTTAATGCTTCACTCTTACCTATCGGTCACAACAGCCACGAAGTTACCCGAATCTCGATAAAAGTCTGAAAATTTTTCTACGTCTAGGATTGGCATCCTTTTTCATAGATGAATTTTCACATTTCACACTTTAAGCTCAACTGCTTACACAGTTTTGCTTGTTCTTCATACAGTGTAACATCTTTTCATAGTTGTGTGAAGAGTAGTCCCAGAGTGTGAAAACCTCAATTCACAGATGTATGAAAACTATGAAGGACATGAAAAGTGTGAATTCATAGATTCTACGAGGTGTGAAATCTTCACACTTCTGTGAACTGGTGTTTTCATACATTTCACATATCTCTTCATACAGTATGAACTCTTCACAGATTTGTTTTCACACTTTTCATATCCTTCACACATGTGTGAAAAGCTAGAAGCTACTCTAGTTCATCCATCCAAGTAACTTCCTTAGCTAGTTCTCTCTTGATAGCTGCGTGCCAGAGGGGATGAACAGGACAAGAATCATCCTCTGGAACATATCCAGCAGAACATTTATGCTTAGGGTTATTATCCTCTTGATTCTTGGTGGAATGGTTGCAGGAATACTCAGTTGAATATGGCATTTTATTTCCTCTCTAATCGGTTTTAAACTCTAGCCTGACAGGACTACCAGAAGTATTAAAACAACTCTCAGCGTGGCTCTGAACGGGCTGTAGGACTATCCTGGCAGGCATATATGCATAAGGATTTCTCTCAACGATACTGCTATGTGTACGACAGAAATCTCTGTCCCGCTCTCTTATTACTGTGACCAGGCAAAACACCCTAGAACTACCCCTAGGACTCGCCTAAAACCATGCCTAGGACTGCCCTAGAACCAACCAAGGACCAGCCTAGAACTAACTAGAACTGGTCCTTGGTGTACTGCCTAGGACTTACTTGATGGAATACTTACCTGATCCTTCGTTAGCGATCTTTCCATCGTTTTCCCACTTGTCAATCTGTGAACAAATCCAAGACTTGCTCTTTCCTGTAGCTGCCATGTATGGCTTGTAGATTTCAGACTTTGTGAACTTCTCGAAATCCATAGTAACTATGAAATTCCAAAGCTTCTCAGCCTCAGCAGCAGGATCACTATTCAAATTCTGTGAACGATTGCTTTTCACAGGCTTTTCATACTTTTCATACTCTGCTGTGTCATCGTTCATATTTTCATATCCAGTTTTCATACTTTCAGAATTATGTGAACCTCGATTCATACGAACCTTCTGCCATTCAGTTGCATTGTTCATAACTTCAGCACGGTACTTTTCATAAGGCTGACCAAATGCTGAAGCTGTAACATTATCAAGAGGTGTTCTGAATCCTGCACTCATATCCACAGAGCGCTCTAATTCAAGCTCATCCATCTTATCTCCACGTACCATATTTCCAGCTAATTCAGATGGTTCATACCTACTGTCAAAATAGAACCCACCGTTAACTGCAATTGTTTCTGGTGCTGCACCTGCCCCAAGCTGCTTATCTGAAAGACAGAACTGACGCTCGCTTTTCTTACCAACCTTGAATGCCATCTTTCCTTCTAGGTTGTTTCGTAGAGAGGTAGGCATATTATCGTTAGTGGCACGCTGAAGAGAATAAATAACGATAACGCCAGCAGAACGACCTGCTCTAGAAATATGCTTCAAGACCTTCTCAGATTCAGTATCCAGGAAATCAGATGCCTCCTCAACGTGAAGGATGATGAAATTAATTCCACAACCAGGCTTCCAATACTGATAACCTTTACTAGCAAGGTACTTCATGCGAGACTCAATTGACCTATCTACATTAGCAATTACTTTATGAGCATACTCTAGACTACCTGCAAACCATTCGATTCCAGATAGTAGAGGCATAGCCGATGCATAATCCTTTGATGCATCGATCCATACTAAACTAACTTCCTTGCGAGCTAGAACAGATCCATAAATTACCTGCCATGCATAAGTCTTACCTGTTCCCGGCATTCCAGTAGTTAACCATGAGAAACAAGATTCACCATCCTTACCTGATAAATAAAGATTGGCTCTTTCGCCTGTATCATAAGTAGCAAACTCAATAGGTTCTGCAATACTAGTTCCTGGCTTATCAGGTCCCTTCCATAACACTGCCTCTGCAAACGGCTCCTGTTCCATTACAGTTACGTAAGCGAAGTTAGGATCTTCCAAATCTTCCTGAATACGAATCTTTTTGTAACTAGTTTTGAATTTCTTAGCGATTAAAGTAATCTTGTCAAGCAAATCTGATGTAGTAACTTTAGGATCTAGCTTCAACTTAATTTTACGTCCACCAGGAACAGGAACATTGCCCATAGCTGAAGTCTCACCAAATCCTAGCAATTCCCACTCATTAGTTTTAGGTTCTGCTGGTTGGAAACTCTTGAAACTCCAACGCCTTGCCATCCAAGTAAAGGCAACAAGTCCTCCACCTAAAATGAATAAGCCTAAACTTACTTGTGAGAACATCCATGCGTTGGGCTGATCGTTGAAAGCTAAGATCATCCAAATAAATCCTAATGCTGTACTTACTGTAGGATGAAACCTGATAAGAACTTCATTACCCTGCTCGCCTCTACGGTGATAGAACTTATACACGAAGACACATGCAATAATTCCACAAACAGTTAATCCCCATGTCCAGAAGTTTGTGGCAGGTAGATTATGGAAAAAGTATAAATTAATCCACATAGCAATTCTCATAATTGCTACAAATCCAAATACTACAGCAGCACCAACACCCATCATTGTATAAGGTCTGAACCAACCCTCAATCTCATTGGTGTTGGTAAAGTTTACATTTCTTGTAGTGCTATCTTTTCCAAAAGCCATAATTATTTCTCCTAGCCTCAAGTCCTTTTACGACATATAAAAGCCGATGTCTTTACTATCGGTATGGTGTACCTGAGAATCATGCAATTTCTCAAATTATTTTAAGGAGTTTTATAATGGCACTAGTAAAGTTTTGCTACCCTTGTCAAACGGAGAAGCCTGTATCAGAGTTTTATTTCTCAAGCAAAACAAAGGATAACCTCACAAGAGTTTGTAAATACTGCACTTACCATAGATACAGTATGAATGCAGTCAAGCAAAGAGACTTAAAATACCGTGACCCTCTCCAAAGAGCTACATCAAGAGAGAATAACTCTCTAAGATTCCTGGAAAGGGTTTTAACAGTTTATGGACCTGATACCTACAGGATCGATAAGACAGTTGATCTATTAGCGGAAGAAACAGGAGTACCTGCTGTATCAGTATTCAGATACCTTCACAAACTTCTTGAACTAGGATTGGTAACCCGTAAATACCATAACCCTAAGGATAGGAGTATGGGCTATGACTGGTACATAGAACTTAACAACCCCAAGAGTAAGTAACTAGGGTTAATGTTGTTAGTCAGAAAAGTCTAGAGCTAACACAGATGAAGCAACCCCTACCTTCTCCAGGTACCTATCTAGGGTTACTGTTGTTAGTCAGAAAACTTTTGAAACAGGCAAGATCCTAGGATTAAGACTTGACAGCAGCTCTCCAAGCTACTAATGTTCTTCTCAACACCCCCGATGAACCAGGGAGAACATCATGAACGCTGTAGCTACCCGTAAGCCTGCTGAGCTTCGTACTGAGATCCTGGCTGTTGGTCGCAAAACTGTGACTGCTATCTACCGTCGCCGCTGGGCAATCCAGGTCATCGGAATCGTTCGTGAAGTTCCTGTACGAGTCTTCCGCAACGGTATGAGCAAGTGCAGCGAACACGGAACGGCTGTTAACTGCTCTCACGTCATCCAGCTTCGCAAGACTTGTGACGAGTATAGTCTCTGGAACTGAGCCTAGTTACTAGGACTACTGTTGTTAGTCAGAAAAGTCTAGAAGAAGAGAATTCCGAGGTAGGGGCTACTAATTCCGGTAGCCTCCCTACTTTCCTAGAAAGGGAAACCATGAAAGCCATCATCACTCTAGCTCTACTCGTTACTATGCTAGGAGCATGTTCTAAGGCACCTGAGAGTAACGTAGAGCCATCAGAAGTTATTCCTAGCCCCTCTGCAACCCTCAACCCAGAAGACAGCTCAGAAAACGTCTCAGTAGCTTCTCTCAAGTACGGACAGAGCTTCACCTATCTGGATGGTGTCAAGCTGACTGTCTCTAAGCCCAGAATGCCGAAAGAAGGAAAATGGATCGTTGAGGATGAAGGGCAGGTTTCTAACTTCGACATCCTCTTTGAGGCTCCTAACGGCTGGATGCAGGAGGAACTGAGCACTGATGGTCCTCACTTTGGTTTCCGTACAGTAGAAGGTGACATCACAGCATCAATCGCATGTGAGAACGGAATGGGACCGTTCTTCGACAACATGAGCGAAGGTACAAAGAAGACCTACCACATGCAACTCATCAGTACTGAGGATTCTTTCAAGACGGGAACTGTCACTCTGGAAGATATGAGCGGAACAGTAGCTAGCTGGTCATAAAACTTTACTCCAAATAGAAACACCCTGCATCAGCCTTCCACACAAGGTTATGATGCAGGGTGTTTCCTTTTTACTTGGTTTCGAGTAGACGAGTGAGCTTCACTTTAAGCTGATAGATTTCCTCGTCAAGGTTATCAGCCTGATCCTCTAACTCTCGAATACGCTGCCTTAACTTTGTATTCTCCCCACGTTCCTCCTCTAAATCCTTCTCTAAATAATCGATTGTCTGTCTCAATTTGGTTACTTGAGCTTCTAATTGATTGATCATTCCGTCATATAAGGCTTTTGACCTGTCCATGACTAGACCATCTAGTTTTTCCTTTTCGATAGCCATAACATTAGCATCATTCTTTTCAAGACGCTTGTTATTTTGCTTATTCTGAAAATAGATAAATGTAGGACCGCCTAAACCTATTACTGCGACAACAACTAAGCTAAGATCCATTTTCCCTATCTCCCATCTCTACATCTGCAACCGGTTCTGCCCAGGTAGAGATCAAGAGAATGAGAACTGCGAAGAAACCATAAATTGCTGCGCTAACCCATCCACGTGATGATTCTCCAAAAGCAGCCTGAATTGCATACCCTACAGACCAATTGGCTGTAATAGCAATTCCAAGCATGAATGCGACGAGTTCTAGCCTCTTCCAGAATGCAGCTACAAGGAAAGTAATTCCTCCTAGCGTCCAGAAACTTCCCCACACATCTAACGGTAATACATTTGTAAGAAATTGCAGGTTTACCTTTAGTGTAGGAGACTGTTCACCGATTACGAATGACAACCCGATAATGATGAATACAATTCCGAACCAGATGCAAGCTGCACCTCTCTTACCAAACTTCTTGGCTACGACATTAACCATTTCAAATTCCCTTCCTAATAAACAATTAGGTTTCAGTAGACTAATCGGCAGATAAACCATAAGCCCTGCTTGAGTATAGTTATGTTACTCAAGCAGGGCTTATTTTAGTTTTACTTAATTCGAGCTAGAAACTCTGAATCAACTGAGCCGTCTTCAAGTGAAAGAATTCTACGTAGGTAATTAACCTTTGCTTCAGTTTCCTCATTGAAGTGTCCACTAGGTTCAACACCTAACCTACGCTGCAAGGCTGTAACATCTTCTCCACGGTCACCACGCTTAAGCTCACGTGCACCTAGGATACTATTCTTAGGTGCCTCAGATGGGCTGTAATCCTCTGACTTAGCATCTGATGGGTTAGCTGCGCCATCTACCTTTAGTACTGGCTTACTTAGTTTTTCTGTCATAATTAAACCTCTTCTTCTACTGCATCGAATTCAGTAATAGTATTTGCATTTCCTGTCATAGTCACTCTGATTCTATCCTCTGAAAGGAAGATGTCAGGGCGTTCAGTAATTTCAGCAAACTTTTCACACATAGCACGTACTCCATGTAGAACAACATCTAGATAAACTTCCCTAGATACCTCCATTGAACCAATCTGCATTTGGAAAGAACTAAAGTTAGTTAATAGGGGAAGGCTATAGAAAAAGACAGAACCTAATTCAGGATCATAACCTTCATAAGCGCTAATTTCGAAAAGTACCTTGTCAGTAGTGAATGTACCTGTTGCTGGAATCTCCATTTTGTTCTCCTTAACTGATTCTTTTTACGGTAGCTACAGACCCAGCTACCAAGGCTGTTACAGTAGCTCCAGAGCTAACCTGTGACCACTGAAAATAAATTGTTCCTGCTCCCGTAGCCTGAATATATGACCATTCCACTAGATTAAATTGGAAGTTACCAGTTCTTGCTCCGTAGTTAAGAGGTGTAGCTAATCCTGCACCACCCCAACGTGAAGTAGAGTTATCAGAACCATCGTTTCCAGTACCAGGACCTATAACGTATTTAGTTCCGTTAGACACATTAGAGTCAGGTCTCCAAGCAGTTCTCAAATCAAATGAATCACTAGCAAGAGCAATGATATTGAATGTCACCAAATAGTTTCCTGCTGCATAGATAGTAGCTACAAGTTCAGGATCATCAGTGGGTGTTACAGTATTAGCTCTGGTTGTAGTGTTAGCTTTAATAAGCATTTTTTCCCTACTAGGAGTAGTTAAGTTTCCTCTCACTACCCAAGCCCCACCATATTTATCTAGCGTTACTCTATCGCCTGCAAATACTGTAACAGTGCTCATAAGGTTCTGTGCTGAAGCCTCACCATCAAAAATTACAGGAACTAATGTACTAGCATTGTTAGGAACAAACCCAGTCTGAATAGTTCCCAACCTTTTATTAGGGTCTTGTGTAGGACTAGGCTTATTCTGCTCATTCTGTCTTTGTAACCTAGAAAGTACACGAGTTACGTAGTCTGCATTGAAACCAGCAGGTAATTTGCTTGCCATTAAACGTTCACCGTCCTTCGAGCAGTATGTGTCATATAAGTTCCTGCCTGTAATGTAATAGACCAATCAGTTTCACTGTAAACAGCGGAGATATCTAGATCAGTATGCTTAATACTCACAATAGTATTTTCACCGTGAACAGGAATGATAGGAGTACTAAACTGAATAGTCTCGAAGATTTGTGAGATTTCGGTTAAGTACCTGTCAGCTTTAGCCTGTGCCTGCTCTTGAGTAGTAACATCTTCATTTTCTGAGTACACCTGAACAATAGTAGAGCCTCTACTTACTGTAGATGTAGGTGATTCAGGATTATCATTAGTTGCTGTGGCAGTAATGACAGGTCTATCAGGCTGAGAAACAACTACCAGTACCTGATTAGGGACATTGAATAAATCCTGATTCAGTTCAGTTCCGGGAGCGATTAAGGAAGTATCATCAGTAATGTATTCAGTTTCAATAGACCTATCTACAGATGCTATATAGCTACTTGATACTGCTGTACCGTTGAAATCAAAATACAAACTCCTGTAGGTAATCATTGAAAATAGATCATTAATAGTAGCGATAATTTCGGTTCCAGGATCATAACTTCTCTGCTACCATG